GTTATATATGAAGTGTTAGGTGCAGACTTTGATTTAATTGATCAACCTCTCATGGTAGATTTAGAATGCTATATAAAACAACCTAAATCTACAAAGCTAGATTGTCCCAAGGGAGACATAGATAATTTTATCAAAGGAATTTTTGACCTATTAAATGGTAAGCTATGGACAGATGATGGTATAATCCGTTCTGTCCATGCTACCAAAGAATGGGCTCCCAAAGGAGAAGATGGTTATTTCACGCTAGGAATTAGAAATGTATGACAATGCTTTTAAAGTTTATATCGCAGGACCAATGAGCGGTATGCCAATGCTTAATCAAAATGCTTTTCATGAAGCAGAAAAAAATCTTAAGAGATCTAATTTATTTAGAGAAATTATAAACCCAGCTAAGCTGGACACAAGTCAAGACATAGAAGAGCAAGAGCAACATGCATTAACGGATAAAGAATATAGAAAGAATGCAATCGCCAGAGACTTAAGTCTTCTTGTAGAATGTGATTCAATCTATATGCTTTCTGGCTGGGAGAATAGTAAGGGTGCTCAAGTAGAACATGCCTTGGCTAACTACTTGGGTCTTACTATTTTCTACCAAAGTAAGGCTACTATATAAGAAGAAGGAGAATATTATATAATGGGTGAAATAAGATCTAATGTAAATGAGTGGAGTAGAGAAAAAAAAGTCAAAGATATAATGAAAAGAAGAGAGAGAGTGGGAGGAGTTAAGAAATGGAAAAAAGAAAACATGCAAGTAAAGAACGACAGCTTCATGACTCCCTCGGAACAGAAGAATAAAAAATCATGGATGCCTCATATAGAAAAAGGATCACTGGCAGAAAATGGTAAGGGAGATGATAGAAGACCTCCAGCAATTACTAAAGAAGAATTAGGTAATAGATATGATTTAGCATTTGGTAAAATAACTGAAAAGGAGTTTAAGAAGCGTGAACGCACAAGAAGAAAGTCAAGTAGTTGACAGAGAACCCTGTCCATCATGTAGGAACAAGGGTAATGATAATTCAGGAGATAATTTAATAAGATACTCAGATGGTCATGGCTATTGCTTTGCCTGTGAGTACTTTGAAAAAGGAGATGGAATGACATACCAAACTACTATACCTACTAGCTTAAGTCTATCTCCAATCAATGGGGAGTGTGTTGGAAAACCTGATCGTCTTATTGAAATGAAGACTACCAAGCTGTATGGATATCAAACCGCAAGAGTTAATGGAAAGAATGTTGACATCGCTAATTATTATCTTAGCAGCGGAGAGCTTATTGCTCAGCATCTAAGATCTGAAACTAAACAATTCCATTGGCGTGGAGATACAAGCAACCTACCTCTGTGGGGTCAACACCTATGGAGTGGCAGCGGAAAGAAAAATAAACGATTGATTATTACAGAGGGCGAAATTGATTGTATGACATGTAATCAATTGCTTCAAGGAAAATGGCCCGTGGTTTCTTTACCAAACGGTGTAGCTTCAGCGGTGAAATCAATCAAACAAAACCTAGAATTTGTCACAAGCTACAACGAGATCGTACTATGCTTTGATCAAGACGAGGCTGGTCGTGCTGCTATGGCTAGGGTTGCTGAGATTCTACCTCCGGGCAAGTGCCACATTGCATCCCTACCATATAAGGATGCCAACGAATGCTTGATGAAGAATACTGGCAAAGAAGTTATCAATGCGTTGTGGCAAGCACAAGTGTATGCGCCTGATGAAATAATACATGTTAAAGATATTGTTAATAACCTAGAAAATATGGAGCCTAAAGTATATGGATTCCCTTTTGATACGCTTACTGAATTCCTTGTCGGTCAACGATCAGGTGAAATTACTTTATGGTGTTCTGGAACAGGATCCGGAAAGACCACAATCCTCAAAGAAATGGTCATGCACCATCTTGAAGAAGGTCGTAGTGTCGGTGCTATTATGCTTGAAGAATCTCCGCAGGAGATCTTAGATGATATGATTTCTATCATGATCAACAGACCAGTTCGTGCGCTTAAGGCAGCAAAGACTATGAATGATCTTCGTATTAAACTAGGAAAACCTCCTATTGATATGAGTATTGTCAGTGACTTTACTGATGAAATGTATAACGATGCAAAGGAAAGGCTTAATCAAACCAACCTGTATATATACGATCACCTTGGTCACAGTGGTTTGAATAATCTCTTCGCTCGTATGGAATACATGGCAGTATCTTTAGGAGTTGAAGTAATTATACTCGATCATATTACCGCAGCTGCTGTTGGTCTGGCTATGGTAGAGGACAAGTTTGACTCTGAAAGAATGGTCATTGATAATCTTATGAAAGAAATGAGAAACCTTGTCTCCCGTACTGGAGTACGGATTGATGTGGTATCTCAACTTAAGAAGACCAACAAAGCATACGAAGAAGGAGATAGAATTACTCTTCAAGATCTTCGAGGCTCTGGATCCTTAGGTTCAGTTCCCAATACCGTGATAGCATTGGAACGAGATCGACAGAATTCTGATGATCGTCTTGCTAATACTACAACAGTTAGAGTTCTAAAGAATAGACTGACTGGTAGAGCTGGTGTTGCTTCTGCTCTATACTATGACAGAGGCACAGGTAGGCTTCGTGAAATTGTTTTTGCCCTTGACGATACTGGACAGATTATGCTTGGAAATGACGAATGAGTATTGACTGGAAAGAAGTTGTGTGGTATAATAAGTATTGGAGTAGTCTTCAAGATCAGGACGAAGGAGATGATAATGAAATTAGTATTCGATATAGAAGCGAATGGACTGAACGAATTGATACTAGACAGGAAGGGGAACGCGATACCCTCTGGAACTAAAGTCTGGTGTCTCGTTGCAAGAGATGTTGAAACAGATAAAACATATACTTATGGACCCGATGAAATTTCTAAGGGTATTCAGTTATTACGTGACGCTGAGCTTATTATTGGGCATAATATTATTATGTTTGATAAACCTATGCTTGAGCGTTATTATGGTCCCATTAATACCCCTACTTTTGATACTCTGGTTGTAAGTCGTATGATGTATCCAGAGAAATCTAATCACCCACTTGGAGGAAACTCCTTGGAGTGTTGGGGTCGAGAGGTTGGAGTTGAGAAACTAAACTATCAACATGGATGGGATGTGTTTACTCAAGAGATGATGGATTATTGTATACAAGATGTTAAAGTAAATGTTAAAGTTTATAAAGCTCAGCAAGAATTTGCTAATAAATATCCCAAGCCTGTTTGGCTTGAGCATAATGTAACTGATATAATTAGCGAACAAACTATCAATGGTATTGGTTTTAATCTTGAAGCTGCTGAACAATTGGAGTTTGATTTACTCATTGAGAAATCTTCAGTTGAAGATAGTATGAGAGAGATCTTTCCAACCAAAGTAGAAGAACGACATTCTGAAAAGACTGGTAAGAGATTAAAGGATAAAATAACTATCTTTAATCCCGGCTCTAGAAAACAAATTGCAGAAAGATTGTCTGAGAAATATAATTGGAAACCACCTCAAACTGAAAAGGGAAATCCTAAAGTAGATGAATCAGTACTTAAGAAGTTAAAATATCCTGAAGCTACTATGCTTGTAGATTATTTTAATAACACTAAACTTATGGGTCAGGTATCTGACTGGGTTAAGAGATCGGAACATAGCCGAGATGGTAGGATTCATGGTTCTATTAATCCACAAGGTACAGTCACAGGTCGGATGACCGCAAGCCAACCCAATCTTCAACAGGTAAGTGGAGACAAGCGAGCGAGAAGATTGTTTGTTCCTAGAAAAGGATGGGTTATGCTAGGAGCTGATGCTTCTGGACTTGAAGCTAGAATGTTAGCGACTCACATGATGAAGTATGATGATGGAGCATATGCAAATGTTCTTCTTAATGATGATATACACTCTGTAAATCAAAAAGCTGCGGGTCTTCCTTCGAGAGACACCGCAAAAACTTTCTTCTATGGATTAATATATGGTGCGGGTGATGCAAAGATTGGTAAGATTGTTAATCAATCATCACACGTAGGAAGAAAACTTAAGGAATCCTACTTTGCTAAGATTCCTGCTATTAAGAAAGTTATTGATGATGTTAAGTTTCAAGTAGCCAAGAAGGGTACTATTACTTTATTAGATGGTAGAGAAGTTCCTTGTAGATCAGAGCATAGTTCACTCAATGTTCAGCTTCAAGGTGACGGTGCAATTGTTATGAAGCTTGCACAAGTTTTACTCCGAAAGAAAATGGGAACCAATCCCGCTAAATTTATGGCAACTGTCCATGATGAGTGGCAAATGGAATGCTATCCTGACATGGCTGACAAGCTAGGTCAGTGGGCTGTAGATTCTATTCGTGAAGCCGGAGAAAAACTAGGATGTATGCAGCTTGATGGTGAATATCGTATAGGTAAAGATTGGAGCGAAACACATTGATTGAAATATATATTTTATTTAGTGAACTCAAAGCACCTTGGGGAAAGGTTGTTAATATCCTAACAGGCTCTAAAATTAATCACGCTTCTTTAGTTGTTCGTGAAAAAGGTATAGATAATTTAAGAAATATCTTTGCTTTACATTGTGATATAACAATAGGATGTCGATGGGTTTCTTTTGAAACTATGAATAAGATTACTAATCCCATAGACATTTTATATTTTGGGGATGTAAATCCCCCTAGTATGCTCTTTGAAAACATAGAAACATATGATATGAATCCTTGGATAATGACTAGATATTGGTTAACAAAAGGATTTAAGAAACAAGAACTTCCTAATTGTTGTACACAACCAATCATTAGTTGGTTAAATTACTTTAGAAATTCAGAAGTCTATTCTAAAGAAGATAATTATAGTCCTATAGAGCTTTGGAAAACACTTAAGACAAGGTGTCCTAGAAAACAAAGTGTTATGGAGAAGTGGAAATGCAAATCATTACTATAAGTGGTCAGGCTAGGGTTGGAAAAACAACTACGGCTAAGATAATAGCAGAGCAAGCGTTTAGACTTGGTTTTATACCAATGTTTCTACCGTTTGCTAAGCCAATCAAAGACCTAGCAGAATCTGAGGGAATTAACAAAGACGATTCTCCTGAAGAATATAGGGAGTACTGTCAAAATATTGGTAAGGCAATGAGAGATAAGGATATAAATCATTGGATTAAATCTTGGGCAAAAGACCTACAAAAAATAAAACAATCTGAGTTTAAGGATTTAGAAAATGAGAAAAAATATTGGGAAAGAGTTATCATCTCAGATGATTGTAGATATCTTAATGAATTATCCAGAACTAGGAAACTCGGTGCATCCCAAATATTTATTACTGCGGGAAAGAGGTCGTTACCTGAGGCAAATGCAACATGGCGTAGCCACGAATCCGAACAGCTGTCAATATCAAAAGATATGGGTCATCCTGATTATCAAGACTTATTTACAACTATTATTGTTAATGAGAATACAAAAGAAAATCTGGAATCTATAGTATCAAGACGTATTAGGATGTGGCTTGGTCTTGAGATACATGATAAAGTATGTCTATGTGAGCTATGTAAAGCTCGTAGAGAAGATAGATTACCTGATATTGATGTTGTTATTGATGACTTAATAGATAGATTGTTTGGAGATTTTAATGAAGAAACCTAAACTTGCTGTTATTGATGGCGATATACTTGCCTACAAAGCCTCGTTCTGGGCTGATGTAGAGGGGATAGATTGTTTAGAAGACAGACTGGCTGTTGATTTAGAGAACTGGACTCCAGAAGGAGTCACAAAAACAATCGTTGCTTTATCTTGTCCTCGAAGTAAAAACTTTAGACGGGATATTTGGCCTCGATATAAGGCTCATAGAGACGGAACTGCCCAACCAGATAGTCTTGACTATGCTATTGAGATTTTATATGACAATGCTGATACAAGGTGTATTGATAAGTTGGAAGCCGATGATCTTATGGGACTAGCCTCCAGTAAGGGGGCTGCTATCTCCGTAACTATTGATAAGGACTTGAGATCTGTACCCGGATGGCACTGGAATCCTGATAAGGAGGAGGATAGTGTGTTCATTACAGAGGAAGAGGCAGATAAATTCTTCTTCAAGCAATGGATTATGGGAGATTCTACTGATGGAATTCCCGGTCTATGGAGGGTAGGTCCTAAGAAAGCTGAGAAGTTTCTGAATAGCTGGGCTAAGGAGTCTTGGGTTGATGAGATCTTTAATTTATATGAGAATGAAGATAGACCTAATCAATCTGACTATGGAGATATGACAAGAAAAGAGTTTGCTTTATCAATGGCTAGGTGTGTACGAATCTTAAGGGAGGGTGAATATACTAAGTCTACAAGGAGCATTAATTTATGGGAACCGAATAATTGGGTAAAGGAGATACAGCCTTGAGCAAGTTATTTGAAGATTTTATAGCAACAAGTAAATACTGCCGCTGGATTGAAGAGTCTGGGCGTAGGGAAACTTGGGACGAGTGTGTTTATAGATACTTTGATTATTTTATTGATAGATTTGATCTAGAATTCGATGATCCAGAGCTGTCTACAGCACGAAATCACTTGTTAAACCGTGAAGTATTTCCTAGTATGAGAGCTTTGATGACCGCTGGTCCAGCCGCAGACGTAGACGATACCTGTCTATATAACTGTAGCTATGTGGCTGTCAATGATACCTCTGTTTTTGCTCAAATATTGTACATTCTCTGCTGTGGGACAGGCGTTGGCTTCTCCTGTGAGCAGAAGAATGTTAATGAATTACCCAAAATACCTGATGATATTATTCGCAGAGAAGATATCAGCCTCGTAGTAGCCGACTCACGAAGGGGTTGGGCTGAGGCTCTTGATCAATTAATCTGGCATCTATATAAAGGTATTCATCCCACATGGGAAACACAACTCATTCGTCCAGCTGGTGCTAGACTTAAGACCTTTGGAGGAAGAGCCTCAGGTCCAGAGCCATTAGTCAGACTGTTTAAGTTTGTTGTGAATACCTTCATGAAAGCCAAGGGTCGCCAGCTCTCTAGTCTTGAAGTCCACGATATAGTTTGTATGATCGGTGAGATTGTTATTGCTGGTGCAGTTCGTAGATCTGCCCTCATTTCACTCAGCGATCTTAACGACAAGAGCATGGCAAAGGCTAAGAGTGGTCCTTGGTGGGAATCCTCAGGCTATAGATCTCTCGCAAACAACTCCGCAGTCTATGAAACCAAGCCGTCCTTTGCTGTCTTCTTAGATGAATGGCAGGAAATGTACAACTCAAGGTCTGGTGAGCGTGGTATTTGTAATAGAGAATCTATGAAGATGATCGCAAACATGGCTGGAAGGGATTCAGATTATGATTTTGGTACAAACCCATGTTCTGAAATTATTCTTAGGCATAAACAATTTTGTAATCTATCAGAGATTGTAATTAAATCATCAGATAATCCGTCTACAATAAGAGAAAAGATACGTTCAGCTGTTATCTTTGGAACTATTCAATCGGCTTGTACTAACTTCACCTACTTGGATCATCAATGGAAACTTAATTGCGATGAGGAAAGACTTCTTGGTGTTTCCTTTACTGGAATTTTTGACAACGAATTCTTTAGTGGTCGAGAAGACATGGACAAACTTGCCCTTCATCTTGGTCGCCTTAAGGATTATGCTAGAGAACAAAATATTATATGGGCTAGTAAGCTTAAGGTAAGTCCCAGCAAGGCTGTGACCTGCGTTAAACCAAGTGGTACTACCAGTTGTGTTGCTGGCTCATCTTCTGGTATGCATCCACGATTTAGTGAAATATATATTCGTAGAGTTCGTATGGACAAACAAGATCCAATGACAAAGTTTATGATGGATAAAAATATTCCACACGAAGATTGTAGTATGCGACCTCATAGTACTGTTGTGTTTTCCTTTCCTATTAAATCTCCTATTGATTCTATTACCCAAAAAGAACTTACAGCAATTGATCATTTAGAACTATGGAAAACATATCAACAATGCTGGTGTGACCATAAACCAAGTGTTACTATTTCTTATTCGGATGATGAGTTTCTTGCTATTGGTGATTGGGTTTGGAAACACTGGGAATGGGTTAGTGGAATTTCATTCCTTCCAAAAGAAAACCATGTCTATGATCAAGCACCGTTTGAAAAAGTAAGTCCTGAAGAATGGTTTGACCTATCTAATGGAATGCCTACGGAAATTGAGTGGTCTGAATTAATAGGCTATGAAAAAGAAGATACTACAAACAACTCTAGAGAGTTGGCATGTACTGCCAATGGATGTGAGGTTGTTGATTTAACAGGAGAATGATAATGAGTTTTATTGATGGAACTCCCTTTGGGAATTTGGTAGATTTAGTCTTTGATAGACTAGAAGAAAGATTGGGATACTCTGGTAACAAACGAACCAGATCAAAGAAGGGTACTTACATATCTGACGATCCTAGTACTCCTGAGAACGAAGCTTGGACTTGTGGCAAGGCTCCAAAGAAAAAGATTCGTAGGAGAAAAAATAAATGACTGATTATTCAAACAGATTTATAAGAAGTATGTATGGAGCTGGAAGATCTTTATCTCAAACAGAACGGCACTTGATGAGTATTGTTACAGATTTGGAAAGTAGAGTAGAAAGGTTAGAACACAATGTCTCAAAAACCTCTGAAGGAAAGACTTCCTCTGATAGACGAGGAAGTGATAAAGGAACTGGACAAACTATATCCTCCGATGGAGTACAGCAACATGTCAACACGGGAGGAGTGGGCGTTTCGGGGGGGACAAAGGGACGTAATAAACAAACTAAAGTCCGTAAGAAGACAACAGATAGGAAGACAACCAATAAGAAAGAAGGGATAGTATAATGGGTGGAAAAGGAGGAGGAGGACCTGACTATGCTCAAATGGAGCAGATGCAGCAAAGACAGTTTGCAAGAATGCAATCGCAAACACAAGAACAGATGGCAAGAGCTGAAGCTAAGGAAGCAGAACGAGAATCTTCCAGATTAGCTAGAGAAAAAGCTGCAAAAGAAGCTGAAGAACGTAAGAAAGCTGAGATCGAAACAGAAGAGACAAGAACTCAAGAAGAGATCGAAGCACAAGAAGATGTTGGAACAAGAGCAGCTGAGTCTATCTATAGAGATCGACCTGATGTTGTTCAAATTCCAAGACCGGAGTAATTAAATGCAAGAGAAAACAATAGCAGAAAGATTTAAAAAATTAGATAGTTTTCGTCATGCTAAGTTGGAAAGAGCTAGGTTTTGTTCTTCTTTAACTATTCCTTCAATCTTTCCTCCTCATGGTTTCAATGATGACAGTGATCTCAATAAACCATATTCATCGGTAGCCGCTCGCGGTGTTACTGCTATGTCTTCTCGTATTCTTCATGCTCTACTTCCTCTAGATGACTCTCCCTTTTTTAGATTCAATCTTAAAGGAGGACAAGAACCATCAACAGAGACTCAAGTTTATCTTAATAATTTAGCTTACCAAGTTTATACAAAACTAACAAGCCAAAACCTTAGGGAAACATTATTCCAAGCACTTCAACATTGTATTGTAGTTGGAGATGTAATGGTTGTTCAAGAAGATGATTATACATTTAGGAACATAAGGCTTGATCACTATGTTATAAGACGAGATGTGAATGGTGATTTACTTGAGATTATTTATTTAGAGTTTATTTCTAAGTCAGAAGATGAACAATTAAATGATTCTGGATATGCTGTTGGTGCTGATTATTCAAAACAAGGATATGATGTCGAATTTAATAGGATATTTAAGGGAGAACAAGGAGAGTGGGTTGCTCAAAAAGAAATGAATGGCGATCTTATAGAAGTTGGTATGTATAATGTTATACCTTTTGCCGTTCTTCGTTGGAACTCAATCGCTGGTGAACCTTATTCAAGATCTCATTGTGAAGACTTGATTGGTGATATTGAAACACTTGAGAATTATACTAGAGCAATGATCGAGGGTATGGCAGCAAGTTCTACTTTCTGGATGGCTGTAGATCCAGCAGGTATCACAGATATTGATGATGTCGGTGTTGCTCCTAATGGTCAATGGATTGCTGCGAGACGGGAAGACATTGAAGCTATTAGTCCAGCTTCTACAATGAGCCCTCAAGTTCAAGCTGTCTCAGCAGCTGTTCAAGTTATGCGAAGAGAAATTGGACAAGCTTTTCTTTTAGATTCTGCCTCCATTCCTTCGGGAGATCGTGTTACTGCTACAGCTGTAAGACGTATTGGTCAAGAACTTGAGAATGTTTTAGGCGGTGCTTTTAGTGCCATTGCTAGAGATTTATTTGTACCAATTCTTAACAGAACTGTCTTTCTTATGGTAGATGATGGGTCAATTGATCCTAGATTGTTTGAACAATTCTTTAATACCCAAGGTAATTTAGATGTAGAGATTGTTACTGGACTTCAGGCTCTTAATAGAGAGTCTGATCTTACTAAGTTAATGCAGCTTGGAGAAATGGTTAGAAACCTACCACCAGAATCAATTGCTACTTTTAGGTGGGACGAATTTGGAAGAGCTTTAGTTAGTACACTAGGATTTGATCCTGAGAATTGGATTAAGTCAGAAGAAGAAGTACAACAGATGCAACAACAAATGCAACAGCAGCAAATGCAACAGCAAATGCAGCAACAACTTCTCCAGCAAGGCGGGGCAGCGGTTGCTAATGTGGCTCAGCAAGCTGCTGGTCAAGATTTAGAAGAGCAAACTGGTGGATCTAACATAGCTCAGGTTGCTCAGCAACTAGGGGTTTAAGAAAGGGGGTTCGTTATGCCAACTCTAGGTAAAAAGAAGTTTCCGTATTCTAAAAAAGGTAAGGCTGCTGCTAAAAAACATGCCAAGAAAACAGGAAAGAAGATTAAAAAGAAGGATTATTAAACATGGGTTGTACAAAGTGTAAAAAAAATAAGAAAAAATCTGAGCCTTTATTTAAAAAGGTTACTAAGATTATTTCTACAAGTACTAAAAAAATATTAGAGGGGGCTGTTAAATGACTAAGAGAAGTATTGTTTCTTTTCTAGCGGGGTTTTTCTTTGGAAGTATCTTTTCTGCGTTAATATGCATAACTGCTGAGGGCTATTATGTGAATAAAGTAGATGAAGATCTTCAAGTACCTGTTAATACAAAGATATATACTTCTTCTGATACTCATAATCCAAGAGATAACCTTCCTAATAAACCTGATTTGGATGAAGGACAATAAAGGAGATTATGTATGGATTTTTTAACACCCGATGTAGTTACAATGCTAGGTGGTTCTCTTGCTGGGTTTATTTTTAAACAACAAGCAGAGAAAAGAAAGAATGAGCAAGAGAGAATGAAGCTTATGCTTCAGGCTCAGAAAGCTTCAGATGATACTGCAAATAGTGCTGTTAAAAGGGTCGGCATTGATGCTGGCAGAATAACAAGAAGGATCATTGTCCTTTCTGTTTTGTTTGCGTGTATGTATGCTCCTTTTATTGCTCCAATTTTTAACATACCTATCGTTGTAGAGGTTACCCAAAAGACACAAGAATTTTTCTTTGGTCTTTTTGGTGGCAAAGAAGAAACAGTTTTTAAAGAGATTAATGGTTATCTCTTTGCAGAAGAAAACAGGCAAGCGTTGCTTGCTATTATAGGATTTTATTTTGGCAGCGCATCTGCCAAATAACATAGGAGAAATAGATGACTGATCAACAAGTAAATGAGACTCCACAGACTCCAGAGCCAACTCCAACGGAACAATTGGCTACGGAACAATCTACACCGGAACTATCTCAAGGTGGAATTCCTGAAAACATTGCTCAAGAAGATATTGCACAATATACTCATGAGAAACAGGCGTTCCTAAGTCATGTCAGAGATCAAGGGAAGGAAATCCCTGCAAACTTTAAGAATGCAGATGGTTGGTTTGATAGTTTGTTTGAAGCCCAAAAGAATTATACTCAAGCTCGTCAAGAAATTTCTGAGCTTAAGACTCAATATAATGAAAATGGAATTACAAATCCAAACTATGATCCCAACGCAGGACAACCTGCCGTTGAAGCACCTATTGCTGATCCTCAAAAAGGGGAGCAGCTTCAGATTGATACTCCTCCTGAACCCACTACGAAAGAAAGTGCCTTAGATCAGGTTACTGTGAACGAGTGGAATAAATGGGGAGAAGAAATCGAGGCTAATGGAGAACTTACTCCTGAGTCTAGAGATCAAATCAGAACAAAGATGGGTGTTACTGATGAAGTGATTGATCATTTTGTTTATGGAAGACAAGCAGCTAATAAGGAAGCTTTCCGTACTGCTGCTGGTCATGTTGGGGGAGAAGAAAACCTCAATAATATTTTGGGTTGGGCGAGAGATAATCTCGAAGGTGGCGAACGGGATGCTATTAATGCACAGCTTCGTTCACCTAGTTATGCTACAACTCTTCTGGGGTTGCAACAACGCTACAATCAGGCTGCTTCTAGTATAAGGCGACAAGAGCCTACACCTACTCCAAACAGGAGACAAGCGGGTGAAGCTATGTCTAAACAAGTTGTAGGGTATGCAAGTCAACAAGAGATGATGGCAGATATGAGAAACCCAAGATACAAAGTTGATCCTCGATTCCGAGAAGCTGTACAACAAAGAGTTAATGCTTCTCAAGGAATTATACAGGGTCACTTTTAATTAATGCGTTTGAAACAATAAATATTCTTAGGGGATATTGAATGGTTTCCTTTTACCAAAGAACTCGAAAGAATAATTCTAAGGTAGCTGTCGTATATTGTATTTTTATTTTAAATTCATAATATATGATAAAGGAGATTTATCATGGCATTTAGTGGAGATCAAATTCTACTTCATGGAGATATCGGGTATCGAGCAGATACTTCGCTCCATACTGCTACAACTCCGGGTGCTCCGGGTCGTTTGTGGCTCCCGATATGGTCGGGTGAAGTCATCAATGCGTATGACGAATATAATATGTTTGAAAATTTAGTTACTAGCAGACAAATTGCTAGTGGTATGCAAATGGAGTTCCCAATCACTGGTACAGTAGGTCTTAACGCTGTCTGGGCTGCGGGTGAAGAGCTTGGTGGTGGTAACGATAAAGACGGTAACTCACCAATTTCAGATTCATTTGTTGTTACTTTGGACAAGCGTCCAATGGCTGCTCACTTCGAGCTAGACAACATTGACCAAATGGTATCACAGTGGGAATACAGAGCAGAGCTTGCACGTCAAGCTGGTTTGCGTCTTGCTTCTACTCGTGATAAACAACTTGCGTCTTTCGTATCTCGTGCTATATGCAACAGTATTGAGCTTGAAAAGACTGCTATAGATACAGTTTGTTTATCTTTTGACGAAGTTGGTGCTCCGGGCAACGATTCCACTTTGTGGGGAACTGTTACCGCAGGTATAGCTAGTACACGAGGTATGCAACCTAGACACCAGTTTGGATTTGCAAGAACTCGTGATAACTTCCAATACTTAGGAAGTGGCACTGCATCTGCTGCAAATAGAACTACAGCTGCTTTAGAACTTCTTCAATATGTGGAAGACTTCTTAGTACGTCAACAAGAAGCTGACATTCCTGAAGAACCATACTTCTTAGTAGTTGAACCAAGAACTTTCCAAGATATCCGTGCTCTTGGTGTTGCTCGTGCAACCGGCGATCTTGATGATGGCGGTCGTAGACCTTTATTCGGTGCAACTGAAGACATGGGTGGCTTAGGTGCTGGTTTATCTCAAGGTATGTTTGGACTAGGTGATACTCTAGTTTACATGGGTGTTACTATTGTTAAGAGCAATCACCTACCTGTTGCAAACTATGCAACTGTTGCCACAAGTAATCCTGATGCATCACCTGACACTAATCTTGTACCAGTTATTGGTGAAGATAAGTATAATGTTCAAGGTCTTGAAGCTGGTATTAAAGCACTTATGTTTACAGCTTCAGCTATTGCATCAATTAGACTACAAGGTCTTAAAGTTGATACAGTAGATGATGTTCGTAGAAATACAGTATTTACTGTTGCTTCTATGATGGGTGGTACTGGTATTCTTAAACCAGAATGCACAGGTGTTGTCCTTGATGGTATCAAGTACAAAGGTTCTGTAACTGCTGAGGTGGATGACATCGCAGGAGGTGCTTTAGAAATGAACGAAACTGATACTGATGATATTACGTTAGCAGAAATTAACGCTTCTGGTTCTGTAGATGCAGCTAAAGGTTCCATTCTTATTGACCTGTATGGAAATGCACTATTCAATGGTAAACCTGCACTTGATTCTGCACTATCAAATAATATTCCTACTGGTCTTGGTGCAATACCGGGAGCATTTGTTAAGTCATAATAATTATATTATTTTTATTTATAATATTATATTGACATTCGCCCTCTCTTCTCGAAAGGGGAGAGTGGGTTTTTAGTTTTTTATAAGGAGCACTATAATGGGAATGATTTCTAAGTTAGAAGCTATTAATCGTATGCTCCTCAATAGTGGGGAGCAAATAGTAACATCTCTTGATGATGACCAATCTGTTGATCTAACGATAGCTAAATATGTTTTCAATGAAACTGTTAGAGACTATCAGTTAAGAGGTACACTACACAACAAAGATATCAAGAAGTATTTTCTTGGTTCTGTTGTAAACATGGGTCTACCCACTACTACTACTGCAAATACTGTGCTGTTGGATTCTGGTACACTGAAGACGTTTACGTTTGATACTGGATTATCTATTAGTGTTGTTTTTACAGCCAATACTATTCCATCTGATGGATTAACATTGGCTTCTTATGGTAAGAATTGGATTAAACAAATAGAAGAAGGCGACTCAGGACATGATGCTATTTCTAATATGTTCGGGACTACCACGACATCCGATGCTGTTAAGTTAAGAACTATAGATGGTACGGATACTAGTGTAACTGTTGATGTTTCCTACCTTATGGGTGTCTGTGAAAGCTTTACCGTATCTCCTAACTATAATGGGTCTGGATTTGCTGATGGGGATGAGGTAAGAATTAAACCAGTAGCTTCTGGCTTTGGTGCTGATGGTAATCATGGCGGTACTCATGCCTTTGAAGATCCTCTCATTGGAGATCTAGAAACAACTAGATGGATCTGGGATTCAGTAAGTGCTGCTAATACTACTAGTAATACTAGTTGTTGGGGAGCTGAAGAATATAATGCTGGTGGTGTCGTATGTACCGTAACTGCAAGTACTGGTGCTCTTCGATATTTTGAAGATGGTTCTGGATCTACTGCTCCACAAAAGACTTCTTCTAGTGTTCTTCTGGATACTAGTACGTCTGTAACCAATGCAACAAACAACTTCTGGAACCTATCAACATCGACTACCAAATCCTATCCGGGATATAACTATAGTTCTAGTAAAACCAAGAGTCAAGAGATTCAATACTTAAGTGGTACTGGTACTGGTAAAAGAGCTAGGGCTAATATAACACTGGCTGATGGTGTTGTCAAAACATTAGGTGACTTTAAGGATAGAGGAAAACTAAACACAGCAGGAACCTATGTCCTTTTCCCTCCTTATCAAGGCAGCTACCAAGATCTTAGTGGATCTAGTAGATCTAGTGTAACTACAACTATTAAAAATAATGTGCTTCCTCCCGATGTTGAATCGGATAGTAATGCAAGTTTGTGTCTTGAAGATGCTGGTGAACTTAACTCATCTAACTTTACTGCGGCAACGTGGTATACGTTTGATAGTAGAATAGCAGGGTTGGATGGAACATCTAAACTTTATACTCATCCCACCTCCTATACAGGAGACGATGGAGAATCATATACCTGTCAAATTAAAGGATATGTTAATAATAAAGTATTAAACCCTATTACGTTTAATCATTATTTACTACGAGAGCTAACTACTATTGGAACAGCGGCATACACGGCTACTGGATTTCAAGAACAAATTCTAACCTCTACTACTAAGAGTTCTGGGGGTGTTAACTGTAAAGCATTATTTAGAGAATCATCAGACAAACTCATTGATGTTCAGTTGGTAGATGGAGGATATGGATGGGAAGTAGGAGATGTCATTACATTTGTTTTTGCAGATAGCTCTAGTGTTCCAGCAGATACAAGCGTTGCTCTTAAACAGAAGAAAGTAAGTATAACAATCCCTGCCTCAAATACATATCATCCGTCTGGAAGATCTCTTGTTTCTACTCTTGGAATTCAGAAAATTAAAACTATGCCAGCATCTTCTAACTATAGAGGAGAAGCTCTTTGGCATGGTGGTACTACAGACGATGATACAGGATCAGTTGGTTGTCTTCATATGCTTGGTATGAATAATATATACGGAGCAACTGGAGGTACTGCTGGCTTTGATTTTGCTTCTGGAAGTACAGGTAGACAATTATATTATCTTGTTTGGGATACTGGAACAGATGTAGAGAATTGTATTATTCAAGGAAATGAGTCTGCAAGCGGAAATGTAGATCTTGAAGCTATTGTCGATAGCGGTAGAGGATATGAGGTTGAGGTTGGAAGGGCTAGTTCTTTGAAACTTAAGAGAGTTTCTGATGATGTAGAATCTGTAGCTTTGGATATTAAGTTAGGGTTTCCAGATGCGGGTCTTGGTTCTGTTCTTAGTGCTATAGCCAGCAAGAGAGGTATTACTGGTCCTCTAATAAAGATGAAGAGAGAAGTAACCAGTACAAATCAGAAGACAGTAGCCGATGTTAGTTATCCATCGTCAGGTGCTCTTAGTGCAGAGTCATACTTTGCTCCATCGTTCTACTTTTATACAGAAGATGCAGCCTCTACCTATAATTCAGCTGATGATCAGAATCTATATACTGGTGTGGTTGATGCTGCTACTCTTGTTCATAATGGTGCAGACTATACTGCATCTACGACCCAAGAATATGAGATTAATGATACTGGAGCAGGTGCAGCTGCTAGTTTGACCGCATTTGTATTTGCTGGAGCGATTGATCTTGGAGAAACCATACAATTTATTTCTACTGATGGTACAGATAAGACTTATGAGTATAGTACTTCATCTAATGGTACTGTTCTTACCAACGGTAATATTGCTGTTAATAGAGATACTTCCCCTCTTGCTGCTGAAGCAGCTGCTAACTTAAAAACAGCTATGGAGGGTTCTAATGGACATGGTGGTTCTAGATTTAATGTAGCAATAGCTACTAATGAATTAACTATTACTCAAATGATAAAAGGAACGGCAGGAAATACAACAGTTACTGTAAGTAGTTCATTTAATGATGGTATTTCTGGTACTGTAGCAACCGCCTTTACTGGTGGTACTGATGCTAGAGCAAGTCTATATATCAGTGATGTATTAAATGGTGTTATTACTGACTTTACTATTATGAATCCCGGTAGTGGGTATGTTGTAGGAGATGTTCTCACGATCAAGTCTCCTTCAACCAGTACATCTTCGGTTGTATTTAGAGCAGGAGAAGTTACAAGCGGATCTATATCTGGATTAACTTTGAAGTATACTGATAAGACTGATATTGTCGGATCAGATGCCTTTACAAGTTATGGTTGGGGATATAGTAATGAAATGGTAGATGATAATACTAATTATCCAGATGTTACTTCTAATGTAACCGAGTTTGCTGTTTGTGAGGTAGTTAGTGGTTCAGGTGTTATTCATGATGCCGTAGCTTCGGTATTTAATGTAAGAGGTACAGTAGGAGGAACAAATACTATTACAAGTGGTGTAGTTTATGCTGTTGATGACCAAGCCGATGACACTTCAAGTGCCTTAGTAAGAGGTATGCAACTGACTGTTGATGGAGATAGTACTGTTATTTCTAATAGTTATGTTTCGTCTATCTTCAATCTTACAAAAGTTAAAAATGTTCAGCCAGCTTCGGTATCTATTCTGTCTTCTGGACATAAGTATTCAGATGGAGATACTGTTTCCATTAGCTATACCGATACCGCAGGAACAAGTGCAACATATTCCCTTCCTGTTAATGCTATATCAAAGAAGATAGTCTTACAAGAAAACGCAGAGATATTTGACCTTACCGAAGGTCCTGTTAATAAAACAATCTTATCTGCAAGATATGCAAATGGTCATTTAGAAGGCGACTTTGAATATGATAGTGATGATATTCTAATAAATGGTGCAGACTATTTTAGACAACAAGATGGAAAGATATATCTAAAGAATCTTACAAACGATACTCTTGAATGGGATGATACTAAAGTTACTGATGGTAGAAATGTTGAAGTTATTTATTTCATTCCTTGGGAAGAAGTTGAAACTTCTATGCAAAGTTCTATAATAGATAGTGCTGTTCGAGAATATCAAAGAATAGTTGTTGGAGACTTGAATGTAGATCAGATTCTATTAAGACGAGAGACAGAATCCAAATGGCTGTCTAAGTCTAAAGATATTACCAGTCGTGGAAGAAATATTTTAGTTACTGGTGATCCTAATGTTTATAAAGCTGTTCACAGAAATAGGACTGTAGGATCTAATGATGCTTGGCCTAGAAGAAAATGGAGAGGACTACCTAATGGCTAAAAGAAGTAGTAAAGTTGTAATACCTATTAACTCTCTTAGTGGTGGAGTTGGGAGAACTCCTCCAAGCAAACGGCAACTAAACGAGGCACAAGAACTAGATAACTGTATTGTTACTATAGAAAAATCTTTAGAGAAAAGAAATGGATTCAAGTTTATTGATGGTACTGTTGATGAGGATAGTGATAGAGACGGAGCTTTGAACATTCCTTTGCTTAGTGCAAACGATGACGTACACTTTGATTGGCTGGATTTAGATGGTTCCAATAGGTTTCTTATTGCTATTAACTCTTCTTCTACTAGTTTTGAAAATCTTATTTCTGTATTTAAAATAGATGATAATGGTATTGTTACAGAAGAAACTGTAGATACTACTGTTGAAAATGCTTCAGATTTTTATGACTATGTTACCTATGCCAAAGAAGCTTTCTCTACAAGTGAAAGATTAAAGACAATTCCCTTTGGTTCTTCTTTGTTTATTCTCAATAATCAGGTAGAAGCAGGATATGAACAAGGATTTCCGGGAGAAGATATTACCTACCTAACCTCCAGATATGCTGAGGGTGGGGAGATTGCTGAGTTTAAGACAACTATTAATGTAGGAACTATCGGTAATATTAATAACTTTAGATCTTTAATTGTTACTTGGGATTGGGTAAACGAGACTCTTTCAGATATTGAATCAACTCCAGACGAACTAAAGACAGGTAGTTTTAGTGCGTCTCTTGAAGCTATAACTTTTACAGATACAGCCGCAGATCCAGATGTTATCAGTGTTAACTATCCTCGAACAACCAATGATATTGTTCGTTCTTTGCTTAAAGATCTTTTGTTAAATCCACCCGGAGGTAATAATTTTCCGTTTGAGCCTGTGTCTATTGAGATAGAAGGAACAACTGCCGAAGCGAAGATAGTTTTTAAGTCTACTACAGAATATAAATACTCTATGGTCGTTACTGCTGTAGAAGGTGTTGAGGATTCAACAACTGGACCCGGTTTTACTGCTGCATTAGATGTTAGTGAATCAGGTTCTGCTCATACTTCTCAGATTAATGTTGATAAAGACATCAGAACTGATGATGTTCTGGGTCAATCAGTTCAAAACTTTTCTAAAATTCCTTTGCCGCCAGCAAGCGATGATAATGTAAATCTTAATGGTGCAGAAACAGTCTTAGCTGAGATTGCAGGAGAGACAGGAAGTACTGCGGGGTATGGTAAGGTTTTCTTTACAAGAGAATCCTTTGGTACTACTCCTTCTGCATACTATAGAACTATTAGTACCGATAAACAACCTTTCTTTGAGAGAATTAGATCTCAAGATGGAAATTGTTTATTCGATAAAAAGAAAATGCCTATTATTCTTGACTATGTTACTGCTGAGAACAAGTGGGTTGTTAAATATCCTACTTGGAAAACAAGAACAAGCGGAAATAAAATAAGTAATAAAGGACCATTGGTATTTGAGGATGGTGCTAAAGCTAAGATTACGGATATGTGTATATGGAGGAACAGACTTTGGTTTGCTTCTGATGATACTGTATTTTCGTCTGCAAGTAATGACTACTTTAATCTTTGGCTTGATGACCCTGATAATATAGTTGATACCGATCCTATTGATATACGAGCTGGTGCAGAGAAGTCGAGTACTATAGCTAGTATGGTTCCATTTAAAGATTATATTTTTGTTAATACTCTAGGAGATACACAATACGAAGTGGTGGGCTCTGAGAATCAAATCAGTCCCTTTACTGCAAAGCTTGCTCCCTCTTCTTTTTATTCTACTGAACCTTTGATTGATCCTGTTCCTATGGGATCTCAGATATATTTCTTTTCTCCTTATAAGTTATTCCTATATTTTTCTAGCTCATCTGCTACAGTTAATCAGGCTATTGAAGTAAGCAAACATGCTGAAGGTTATCTACCAAAAGAAATATCTTTAATGGAAGCTTTACCTAATAAAGATATGATTATTATGGTTGATAAAGTATTCTATAATACAATGTATGTATATATAAATAGATGGGAGGGAGATAGAGTAGCTCAGAATGCTTTCTTTAAATGGACTCTTCCCTCTAATTCTAAGGTTCTCAGTGTAAGAGAATTTGATAATGAAATATTTATTACGGTAGCACGTACTTGGTATACGGCTTTTGGTACAAATCCACGAACAAGTATATTTCTACAACGAATGAACATGAATACAGATCCAGAAACAGTACCAAGAATGGATCGAAGATCTGTTAGTAGCGATTATCTATTTAGTCCTGAGGGTAACATTGCTATTATTCCTGAGTTATACGTTACCTATGCTACTATTACTGAACTTGGAGAGATCTATACTGGACAGGCTGACTTCTTTGAGTGGGAAGTGGTAAACGAAGGAGCTATATCCAGAAGATTTAATGCGTCTATATCTTCTTATAATTCTGATGATAATTTTATAGAATGGGAAGGTGGAGAAGCACAAGAATATCTTTACAATCCAGAAGGTACTGGATATGAATTACTAAACTCAGGTAGCTTGGCTCCAGATGGAACTCTTTTAGATAGAACAACTGTATTTCATAAGATTAATGAAGAAAAATTAAAAGTTAGATATAATGAGTTATGTAATTCCTGTGATGAAACGATTATGTTTGAGAATGAGATTGTTTTTGAGGATATTACAGATCCTGATAATATAATTGAATATAGAAGGAAGCATAGGTTCTTTGTAAACCAGCTTACACCACTTGATACATGTCCATATGGCAATACTCCGGGATCGGCTTGTTGTCCTGAAGGAACGTATCTTGCTGGCTTTGAGTGTACAACTTGTGACAGTAGTGAATGCGATCCTTATGGTGTATGTGAGGATGGTCCTTCTGGTCCTGAGGGATGTTGTGATGATGGCTTATCTGGTCCCTGTTGTTGTGGAGGTAGTGAAGTACAGTGTCCAAACGGAGATTGTAGTCTTTGTGATTGCCCAGAACCATGTAATTGTACTGGTCAATGCGGTTGTGAATGCGATCCTGATACGGTTGAATGTTGTCCTAATGGTGGTGGAGAACCCCCTTGTTGTCCTAATGGTTCGGCAGCACAAGGAGAATCTTGTGCAAAGTTTAACGGATGTGATAATTGTCCATGTGCTGATGGTTCTTTGCCTCTAGAAACAGGAGTTCCTTGTTGTGTAGGAAAGAATGGAGACATTCTTGGTCCTTCACCTTGTTGTCTGAATCCTAGCGATACATATTATTTAGAATCTTGTGCTAGTCTTGGTTGTCCTGATGATTGTTGTTGTTGTGATTCTGTAGATGATTGCTATGAGTGTGACAATCAACAAGATCCTTGTTCAGGTGGGGATCAACAGGGTAAGTGTCCCGATCCAAAGTGTGGGTGTGAGGGTGTTTGTCCTGATGGAACTTGTATGCAAGATGGTGATTGTTCTTGTCCTAGTAATTGTGGCTGTGACTACGGCCCTTGTAATCCTTGTAACTGTGATTTAGGATGTCTTGACCATAATGGACATTGTATAGGTGGTGTTCAATGTGGAGATAATGAAGATTGTCCTGAAGGTTTTTATTGTTGTTTCAATAGCTATTGCTGGCCTGATGGTCGAGCTTGTCTTCCTTGGACACTACAAGGAGGACCCCACTTAGAATGTTCTACTGCATCGGATTTCTTTGACTATGATAGTGGACCCCATTTTGCTGTTTTAGATGTGTATTCTATGCTGGTTGGTGGAACATCTTCAGTTGCGTGTAGTCAAACTATTGCAGGAGTTCCTACTTGTCATACTGATGATTGTATATCAGACTCAGGAGAAGATCTTCCTCAAGGTGGTATTTGTCATACTAATTATTTAGGAGGATTATTCTGTAATGACGATTGTTCTCCTTATTCTTTAACAGGAGACGATTCATCTGAATATTATCGAAAGGTTTCTCATTGGTTAGATGACGATAATACTAGCCTATCAATGACTTGTAGTGGTTTAAGAGTAGGAAGCATAGGTTCTCTAGCAAGCGGTTCTTGTTGGGTAGATGTTCATATACCGTCTGGATTTGGTCCTCCATTTGTTAGTTATCCAAACGATGATTGTTTTACTAATTATATAGATTTTCCTTATGAAATACCAGCAAGCAATCGTAAGATTGTTCTTAATGCTTTCCCCGGTACTGATACAGATTCGGCAAACAAGGTAATTATAGATTGGAAAGATCCTGCGTTTGAGAATTTTTGTGAAGATGCGGCTAGCCAAGGAGAGGGTTTGTTGGCTTGTGGAGCAACTTTGTCAGTTTGTGGTACTACGCTTTCTAATAGAAATAAAGGTCCTTCTCAGGTTTTTGCTGGTCCTATTAAACTACTTAGGTTTGCCAATGGATCTTGTCAAGTTACCATTCCCTCAACTGGTGAACCGTATTTGGTAGATACTACTGGTGATGGTGAAGGTGATACACCAATGTATTATTCTATGATTAAGTTTCTAGGAGTTAGTTATCATCACATGGTTGCTAAGAATATTAGACCTTGTGTAGAAATATGTGCTTTGGCTGGTTGTATTAATACTGCTCCCTGTAATAGTATTTCTGCCTGTTGTACCGAGGATCCTCCTTCTAATAATGAAATTTCATTTGATCCAAGTGATTGTGAGTGTGGGAAGGCAGATTCTGCTGACGCAAATCCTGCTGCGAGTGTATACAATCCTTTGTTTGATATGGTTAGTTCTTTGTATGGTCAATCAGACTCTAGTAAGGGAAGAAAATCAAAGACTATAGATGATTTACATAACAAGTATAGAATATCTCATGATAGAAAGACTGAACAAAATACAAGAGCACCTTTGTCTCCCGGTTCTTCTTATCAAACCGTTCAATCACAGACTACTTATACAGAGAATGTGATCCTTGGAGAAATTCCTTCAACTAAGGATACTTTCTTAAGAGCTGTTTTAGAAGATTCAATGAAAGATAGAAACGGTCCCTTTAAATCGTTTGGTGCTGCTAATTATCTAGGTAGATTGTATTCTGGTCCTCAGTTGTTTGCGAATTCTGTGAGACATAAAAGGTCTGGAAACGATAAGAACGTAGCATGGAGAGATTCTTTGAATATTCCTCCCGAAGTAGAAAAAATGAGGGGTATGACTATTGGTAAATACCCAGATGGAACAGTAAAGGGATCAAACTTCGTTGGATACTCTTTTACTATTCAGTATTCTAGTATTTATATGGGATCAGGTAGTGGGTCTACTCCAGTACCGAGCTTTCCCGGTCCTATAGATAACAACTCAAATTATGATACTCTATCTTCAGCCGATGGTCGTAGCTTTATACAACTTCCCTATCACAATCCCAATATTTTTGAGGTTGTGTTAGGAAATGAATGGGAAGGTGTTGGTGACTATCGACCGGGACAGGTTTTTAAATGTTATAACTATAGTTATGGTGCTGGATATGCTAGATATGAAATTGATGAGTCTACTATGGGTGTTAAAGTTGTTGGAACTGTTGGTGATATCGAAGGAGATGGTTCTCCTAAGCGTACTGTACTAGAATTAATTGGTATCAATGATTTCCTACTACCTCCTTATGCCAAGGAGTTTATTGATTATGGTTCTATTACAGATAGTAGTACAGATACAAACACTTCATTACTTCCTAGTGATCTGGCATATGATAGTAATTATGTAGCTGATATTGTACAATACAACCAATTAGATTGTGGTACACTTGAAGAATCTCTTGATAATATTGGAGAGAATCTTTACTTTGTCTATGATTTTGGGATTATTACTAATAATGCTACTTTCTTGAAACAAGATTTTATTATTGGAGAAAACTTTAGGATGAGAGCAATGCTATCGCCTCCAACTTATAGAGATCAGAATAACAATACTATTGAAGGTGTCTTTAAAGTTTTGACAATGAATACAAGGCACTTTAATACTGGAAAATATAGGCTTAATGTATATAAAGACAATGCTATAGTATCTTCAGTATTAAATAGTCCACCAAAAAGATCAAAGATTTTTGGAATAGATCCTTTTTATGAAGCGTCTATTGCTACAGAATATCAAGGTGAGTTTACTCAGAAGGTATTTTTAAATGCCAACGATTGTTTTATTACTATTACTAGTAATACTCCCGATCCAGTAAACATTACTAATATTGAATTGAATGGTACTTTTGTACCTAGAAAAAGATCTAGTGCAGAATCATAGGAGATAAAAATGGGTTTAGGAGATATTGTATCTTGGTTAATTAGGGTTGTTACCTTTGGATTTATCAAGGAATGTGATGACTGTCGTAAGAAAAAGGAATGGTTAAACAAAATTCGACTATGGAAGAAGTGTGACTGTGAAAAGAAACGTCCTTGTGATTGTGAAAAGAAAAAGGAAGACTGTGATTGTGAGAAAGCGAGTCAGGTATGACTACTAAAGTAGAAGCATTACAAGAATCATTGTTTAATCGTTTAATTGAGGATCTTGATGATCCTATTAAGTGTACACCCGGACTATATCAGGTAGTTCGGGGTGTTATTAATGACAACAAGAGAGATTTAGATAGTCTTCCAAGTAATATAATGGAAGAACTTCAAGAGAAGCTGTCTGAATCTGTCCCATTCAAGTTTGGAGGATAATAATGGGAGCTAAACAAGTACAGTTTAGGAGAGGAAGTACTGAACAGCATGATGGAACCGATGGTACTTCTGGTTTTGCGGGAGCAGCGGGTGAAATTACGGTTGATACAGGATCTGATACTGATTCAACCTATACTGCAAGAGTACATGATGGTACAACAACTGGTGGATATAAGCTTGCTAAACAATCTACTGTAGATGCTTTGAATGATCTTGATTCTACCGATGGAACTGCTGTAAGATCTGATTCAGATAATACAAATATAAATGGTGGGATTAGATATACAAATTCTTCTTCTGAATGGAAATATAATACTGTTAAAGAAGCTATTACTGCTGAAGGATCGGGCAGCGGTTTTTTTCAAGTTTTGTTTAATGCATACGGTACGGGTACGTTTGATACACCTTTAAATACTATTGTTGCTGTTGGAACTGAGACTAGTCCTACGTCTGGTAAAATCCAGACCAATGGTAGTACTACTATTGACATAAGTGGTGGTGGAACTAGCGAAACATGGCAAGTGTTAGCTGCTAAAACTACTGATGGAAACCATACCGAATTACATGGTACTCCAACAATTAAGTATGATGAGTTATCATCCACAAATACTACTATTACACACGGTTTAACTAACTGTGTCTGGATAGCGATAAGGACGGCATAGTATGGAGATACTACCAGAACTTATCGTAGGTTTGGGCATCATGGGAATGCTTTGGAAAATTCAAAGAGAGCTGGGACATATTACTACAGCTATTGATTCTATTAAGGAGATTGTTCACGATCATGAGGATCGAATAAGAGCTATAGAAAAAGACAATTAAATAAAGAGGAGACTTGTTTATGTGGGCAAGAATATTATTAGCTATTGAGATCGCTTTTGCAACCTGTGTATATGGTTCTGTTAATGAAGAACTAAAGTATCATGATTCATTTATTTATGTAGATACAAACAACATGGACGAGTTTAACGACTGGCATTTTTGGGGGTATATAGATTATACTGTTCCCAAATATTTTAATAAGCTTTGTAAAGAAGCTAAAGAAAAAGAACTTGTTATTAGAATTATTATAGATTCTCCCGGTGGAAGTGCTTTATCGGGCTACAAACTATGTAGAATAACTAAAGAATATAAGGCTGTTGCTGTTGCTGGTTCCTTTTTAGGAGCCCATAGTGCTGCTGCTATATGGTGGGCAGGATCTTCTGAAAGAGAGTTTAAAGAAATGGGTTCTGAGGTTTCTTTTCATAGAACCTATATTCAAACAGGCGATAATGAGTGGAGTTATAATCATCCACTAATATCTTTGTTTCATTTAAAAGAAGATAATATTATTACAGAAAATTTTAATGTTACCTTAGCAACTTTAATTAAAATGTATATGGATATAGGAATGGAACATGGACCAATTTCTGTTGTAGAGTTTAGATTAACAGGGGGTGGTGTCTTTATATCTTACTTTGATGGTAATGATAGAAAGGTTTTAGTTCCCGCAAACCATAATTGTATGTCAAAGTGGCATCATTATATAGAAAAAGATTTAAGAATTAATAAACCTAATTCTCCTATCTTAATAAAGAAAGAGGTGAGATAGAATGGCTAAGAAGAGACGAGGAGCTAGAGCTAATAAAACAAGAAGAGCTAGAAAACCTGCGTTTAGTGCTACCGCTGGAGTACCTCAACAGAGGGGTAGCAATCCAGATTATCCTGAAGGTCCTTGGCCTTATGATCCTGTGCCTGATATTCTACCAATAAGACCTGAAAGAATGCCTCCGGGAACAGATCCAACAAATCCTATACCAAAACTTCCGGGAGGAGAACCTCCTATGTTTACGCCGGGAAACCCACAACAGCCTTGGATAGATCCAGCTGTAAAACCCTTACCCTTTCGTCCTGTTCCTTTAGATCCTATTCGACCCGACAAAACAAATCCTTTTGATATTGGAACTCCTACTAATCCTAATTTTGAAGGCCCAAATATTCCACCTATGGTTACACCAACACAATTGGAAAAGATAAAGGCAAAGCACGCTAAGGAAGGACTTTACGATCTAGATCGGTACGGTCCTAAGCCCGGTTTTGGATCATTTGATTGGCTTCCCGGAAGTCCCCTACCGTGGCTTCCTCCTATCTTTAAGAAAAAATTCTGGAATCCCCCAGACTACCATCAACCTACTTACCCAGATCTTCCAGATCCGACATACGGAGATCCTCCAATGATT